TTAATTCAAACCCCCGAACATGAAGACAGTTGGCTTGATATCTGTGGCTATGGTGCTTTGGGTGGAGAGAAGTAATGCCTTTACAATTAACAATGCTTGCACCTAAGAGTGAATGGGTGCCCCCGCACGAACTACCCGATCTCAGTAACTGTAAACAAATTGCGATTGACGTGGAAACAAGAGATCCAAACATAAAAACAAAAGGTCCCGGTTGGCCTACAGGCGACGGAGAGATTGTCGGTTACGCTATTGCCACGGAAGATTGGGCTCATTATGTACCTATTCGTCATTTTGGTGGAGGTAATTTAGACGAAAAGATTGTAAACAGGTGGCTCAAGAAGGTTTTTGAGAGCCCTGCGGATAAAATTATGCACAATGCACAGTATGATGCCGGTTGGATACGTCGGTCTGGTTTTAAAATTAACGGAAAAATCATTGACACAATGGTTATCGCGGCTTTGTTGGACGAAAATCGTTTTAGTTACAGTTTGAATGCGCTTTCTTACGATTATTTAAGCAAAACTAAGTCAGAAAAAGAACTAAATGCAGCAGCTTCGGCCTTTGGAATAGATCCAAAAGCTGAAATGTGGAAAATGCCCTCCATGTTTGTTGGACCTTACGCCACGGACGACGCAAAACTGACCTTGGAACTTTGGAAGTATTTTTCAATAGAGATTAACAAACAGGGTTTGGCAAAAATTGCAGAGTTAGAACTTAATTTACTACCCTGTTTAATAGATATGACTTGGAAAGGTGTTAGAGTTGATCTGGATAAGGCTGAAATACTTAGAAATACTTTAGCCAAACGGGAAAAAGAAACTTTACACAAAATAAAACGACTTACAGGCGTAGAAATAGAGGTGTGGGCGGCTCAATCCATAGCTAAAGCCTTTGATAAACTTAATATTAAGTACGAAAGAACGGAAAAAGGAGCACCGTCCTTTACAAAATCCTTTCTAAAAGAACATCCGCACGAACTTTCCAAGCTCATTGTGGACGTAAGGAACTTAAATAAGACCAATGGCACGTTTATTAACACTATTTTAAAGCATTGTCATAAGGACAGCCGGATACATAGTCATATTAATCAGATTAGATCCGACCAAGGGGGCACCGTTTCTGGCAGAATCTCTATGAACAACCCCAATTTACAGCAGATCCCCGCTAGAGATCCCGAATTAGGGCCAATGATTCGTTCTTTGTTTCTACCAGAAGAAGGAGAACAATGGGCTTCTATTGATTTCTCGCAACAGGAACCGCGGATCTTGGTTCATTACGCTCATGTATTTGGTATTTCCCGAAAAATACCCTTAAAAGGGGCTTTTGAGTTTGTGGAAGCCTATAATGAGGACCCGACTACCGATTTTCATACTATGGTTGCAGAAATGGCACAGATAGCCCGAAAGTCCGCTAAGACCATCAACCTTGGGATGATGTACGGGATGGGTGTTAATAAGCTTTCAGAGCAGTTGGGCATAGAGGTTGACGAGGCTAAGTCCATTATTCGCCAGTACCATGAGAGAGTGCCTTTTGTGAAGGGTTTGATGCACGGTGTTATGAACCATTTAAACGAGCGAGATAGCTCAGGCTCAGTGAGATCGTTGCTTGGCAGAAAATGCCGCTTCGATTTATGGGAACCAGACCGATTTGAAATGAACAAGGCCCTGCCTTTTAAGCAAGCTGTACAGGAGTATGGTAAAACCACTAAGCTAAAACGAGCTTACACCTACAAAGCTTTAAACAGGCTCATTCAAGCCTCCGCCGCTGACATGACAAAGCAGGCTATGGTAGATATATACCAATCAGGACGCACTCCATTAATACAAATACACGACGAATTGGCTATTTCTGTAAAAGATAGGCCGGACGCAGAAAACATTTCCCGAATCATGGAAAATGCAGTATCTTTAGAGGTGCCCAACAAATGCGATGTGGAGGTGGGTCGTAGTTGGGGAACTGCCTGTTAGTGGTTTACCTCGTATATCATCTCCAACTTGTGCCTCCTTCTTTCCTCCCTTGAGTTGGAGGCACATTTTTTCCTTGAAATATCCAATAAAATCTTATATGTTCTCATCAAAGGAGATTAAAAATGGATACGACTAAATGGAAAAGTGTGCTTGTACCCGTAGAAGTGTACAAAGAATTAAAAACCTTGTCCCGCGAACAAGGTCGAACTATGGGCGGACAGTTAAAAATTATGTATCAAGTCTATGAAGCATATCAAAGAAAAGAACTGGTACCCTCTGAAGAAAGAGTTTGACACATCCCATAAAATCCCTTATCAATAGAATCACTGTAAAGTAGAATTGAGAGATTATGCAAACAGTTTAGGACTAGTAGGTGTATGGCATAGTGGTCCTAAGGTAAGTTACATTAGTTTCTGCGTTTCTATGTTACAAAGTTAGCCCTCGTAAAGAACTCCATGTAAAACAAAACATCTTTACGAGGGCTTTTATTTTTCTTAACATAATGTCTATGGACATAGAAGAATTAAACAAAGATTTCAACATAGGTATAGAGCTAACGGGTGAACTCCTAGATAGTTTAGAAAAAGAGGGCATTAATATAATGCCCGCGCTTCACGGATCGCTGATCACGGTCCTATATAAAGTGATTCGTATTAGCCCCGACAAAGAAACCGCCTTAGCGGTTATTAGCTCCTGTATAGCTAAATCAGTCGTTAAATCCTTAACGGAAGATGGCTTAAATACAAAGCATTGACAACCCTTCCCATAATATCGCATACTACCTGTATGTTAAAAATGGAGAATCAAATGAACTTAGAAAAACCAAATAATCTTTACGAAGCTGTTGTGATGGGCTTGTTTTTATCTGTAACCGCGCCCCACGATAAACAGTCAGAAGAAGCTAGAAGCTTAACTGAAAGTCTCATGGAAGGTTTGTCTAAAACAGAATTAGATCGCGCATTTAAAGAAGCCGAACAGTATTTAAAAAGCAGCAGCGAAAGAAGCGGAGTTGGCGGCATGAGCGGTGTTTGCAATTGCGATGAAGCGCAAGAAGAGCACGAACACTGTCTTGGTTGTGAGTGTGTACTAAATTGGAATGAAAGCGAAAACTATTGTCGTTGGTGTGAGGAGCGCATGGCACTTGAGAAAGCTAAATTATGAAAGACAAAAAGAAAACATTAAAGGAACAATTTTCTATCCATAATTTTTATAATAAAAATAATAACAGGCAATGGGCTAACTCAAATGGAAGTAATCAGGGAGGACGAGGTAGTCGTAGTCTCTATAATGTCTCTCCCAAATTTACCGAATACTTAAAAAAAATGAGGAAATACAATGGAAAAACAACTTAATCCCGCAGAGCAGTACGAATTAAAATTTTTAAGAACACAAGTAGATAACCTAGCTGAGAGAAGAGTTAATTTAAGAGATCACGAAAATGTAGTCCAAGACTACCTCAGATCCGTTAGAGAATTAAAACAGTTTGTTTTTAAATTAAGACAATTAGGCAGGGAAATATGATTAGTGGCGGGTTTGTTATAGGCACAGCAACCTTTTATAGTTTTCTAGTTGTACTTAATTATCCCTCGCTTGAAGCATGTAACCAAGCCCAACTAAAAATTCATGGGGATAGTCCGTGGTACACAGAAGACATGACTTGTTTTAAAACTTACAAACCTATCCATAAATCAATCGCACCACCCCTCCCACGACCAAAAAACCTAAAGGAATAAGACATGTTGAAAGCAGACGGATTTGATGAAGCTTTAATTGGGATTGGTAGAAGATGTTCCCAAGAGGACGTTCTTGTTTATGATTTCGATAAAGCCGTAAAAATTCTCGTTGACCGCGATAAAATGGCAGTAGACGAGGCTATGGAGTTTTTAGAGTATAATACATTAGGCGCATGGGTAGGAGAAGAAACGCCCTTGTTTGTATTTTCGATGACAATGGAGGAAGTAGATGAGATGCAATAGATGTGGCTGCGAAGCAAAAACTATCTATGTCCACGGACATGAACAATGTTCCCAGTGCAAATCCGTGGTCGAGGACTGTTGTCAGGGGACCACCGCTCAAAACGATAAGTACGAAGACATAAATACAGACTTTATCGTAGGTCAAAAGAAATGAGTAAAGAACAATACCAATTAAACCTTACGTCCAAAAAAGAAATCGAACCGTTGCTCACGGACCATCATTACCTTGCTAAACAAAGCGTTACCTTTAAAAGCGGATTTAATGTAGGTCTGTTTAGTCTGGGCGAAGTAGTCGGTGCTTGCATTTTTACCGCGCTTCCCGTGCCCGAACTTGCAAAAGGGTGCTTTGGTTTAGAACGAGATCAACAGGAGGGGCTCTTTGAACTCAGCCGATTCGTCCTTAGACCCGATCATCAACAATCCGAATACAATCTGTCCAGTTGGTTCCTTTCCCGCTCCCTCAAGTTTTTAAAAGCTAATAAGAAACCTGTAAGAGCCGTCCTGTCCTATGCCGATAGTGAACACCACGAAGGTACACTTTATAAAGCCTGCAACTTTACCTACTACGGCCTCACAGATAAGAAAACAGACTTTTGGATTAAACAACCCGACGGGACCTTTAAAAAGCACTCCAGAGGTTCCGTCAAACACCTAGACGGAGAGTGGCGACCGCGGACCCAGAAACACCGCTTTCTACAGGTTTATGATAAGAAATTACAATGTCTTTGGAATTAGTATTCTACACCTGTCTTTTTATCGGACTATGTTACATCGTAGTCGGACTATTAATAGTGCTTTTGTATAAGTGACATTTTTGTTACACTTAAAACGGAGAGTTTTCCATATTAGTGTTGTAAGCTAAATTAATCGGAGGCTCTTCAAGAAGATTCCCTATGCCTAAGCCCGCAGGATCATGGTATTCCATAGCAGGGTTGTACGCAGGACTAGCAGGATTACTTGGATCTAACGTAGCAACATCTATAAAATTTCCTTGCATATCAGGGGTAATTTGTGGACCCATTAAAACAGGATTTCCACCCAAGCCCACGGACGACGGGTCAAAAGAAGGAGGTAAACCAATACCTCCACCACCTTCTATTGGGGTAGGTGCCAGATCCT